GGTTCACTTCCGGCGCCCCGCGGGTCGGGCAAGGCTTCGAGAGCGGTCTGTAGGTCATCCGGAACGGGCAGGTAGACCATTCCGCCGGTCTTGAGAGTCCGCACGAAAAGCTGACCGTCGCGCACGCGATCACGCGCCAACGTCGCCACGTCCGAAATGCGTAACGCGGTGTGATGCAGTAACAGAACCATAGCGCGCGCCCGGCGCCTTTCGTAATCCGCACGGCCGATGAAGTCACAGGCCCCAAGGATGCGCGCGATTTCCTCGGTAGTGTAGGGCACTACTTCAGCAGGTTTGATATTGCGCGCGCTCTTGATTCTCCTTGCGGGATTGTCTTTGATCCAATCCCGATCACGGCAGAAGCTAAAGAATTGCCGCAGTGTCTCCAATTCCTTTTGCGCCGTTATTCTGGCCAGCCCCCGACTCGCCCTATAAGCGTCCAATTGATCCACGGTCACTTCTGCTAAGTCTTCCAGCCCGGCGCGCTTACAGTACGCACTGAACTGCCGCAACCTGTTGCTGTACACGCGCTGCGTGGATGCTTCCAGCGATTGAATGTGCTGCGCGAATCCCGACACCGCTTCCGCGATGGGTTTGAAGCGTGGTGCGTCGGGCGATTCCAGTTTCGCCGCCCGTCTTCCAGCCCGGCCCCAGTCGCGTGTCTTCAGAGACTCCCGAATCTGCTTTCCATCGTCGCCTTGTCCGTAGCACCAGATCGGGCAATTGCACTTGACGTAATCCTGCCCCTTGCTCTTGTGCGGGCACTTCGGCGTATGCCGGCGATAGAGACTCAGCATGTGATTGCACTCCGCGCAGGGGTTCCGGGTAGGGATGGGTATTTGATAATAGTCATAGGCCACTCGCCGCTTTCTCGGCGTCTGGTTTAGGGTCGGTGCGGTGTTGCTAGCACCGTTCCGGCCCACTTCACTGGAGAGCATACGCCGTTCGGTCGCGGAATGCAAACCTGCTGTCGGTTTCTCTGCTGCTCTATACTGCCTATTGGTGATCGCCATGAATTGGCTTAGGGACAACGCACCCCTGGTTATCAGCACTTCGGCGCTGTTCCTTGCCTTCCTTTCCTTCTTGTGGACCGTCGGCACTTTCTGGTGGATGCAGTGGAGAAAAGGCAGGATCCAAGTGGGGCCGCCGCGGTCGTTCGCCGCGCGCGGCTCGTCCGACGAGCAGTTGATGCTCTACCTGCCCCTTATATTCTTCAATACTGGTCCAACGCCCCGAGTGATCGAAGATCTACGGGTTGTCTTTCTCGGCGGGCTCGATCCAACGCCGCTCACTTACGTAGCGAGGGGCGAAGCGCTCCCAGGCTCCAAACCAAACCAAGACCGTTTGTTTTCAACGCAATTTGGGATACCTGGTAGGCAACTCGTCACAGGTGTCTTCGAATTCCAGCGGCGCCCCGGCAAGCTGCTGTTCGAAGCGAAACGGTACAATCTGGCGCTCGAAGCCCGACTCGACGGAAGCGAAACATGGAGTCGCCTGATTGCAGCGTTCCCCCTGTTCGTGAGCGCCAAGTATGTCCCCCAAATCAACACGGTTCTGGTGACGTACAACAACTATCCGGATGCTGGTTGATCGACGCTCGCTGCCGCGGGCCGGTTTGTCGGCAACCCCAGTCACGGCCAGAAGAGGATCAGAGGATGATTTCAGGCGCGCGACACGAACCGGCTTCGATACACCTGATATCCGGCGGCCGGGTCCGGTTGGCCCGCCACCATGCTTTTCATGCGCGCCGCTTGATCGGCCAGCTTGAAGCCGCTCATGTACAGCGCGTGCAATCCAACCGTGGCATAGGCGCGGCAGTCCAGCCCTTCGTTGCGCACGCCGTCAGGCTTCTGAAAGTAGCGCTCCGCGCGTCCATGAACGGCCCGCGTCTTGATGCGTTCCGCGGTCAGCATGTCGAACCAATCGCGCTCACGGTTCAGCGGGAAATGGCAGTAGCCAGGCCCCGGCAGGTTCACCCGCAGCTTGCCGTAGACCCGCTCTTTCGCGGTGTCGCTGCCGATCACGAAGAACTCGCCCTTGTGAACGCCCTTCGATGCGCGCCGCGGCCAGATCGGTTTTCCGAACCCCGACGCACCCTTGACGGCGTACACCTTGCGATTCATCCGCGGACGGCAGAACTCGAGTACTTGCGCCATCTCGAAGCCCGCGTCTATGCACGCCGCGCTGATCGGCAGTTCTAAGCCGCTCTCGTGCTTCCACTGGCGGAGCAACAGCCGGTCCAGCTCACACCACACTTCCGGTTGTCCTGTGTCGCCGTACAGGACGTGATAGGCCACGGACCACGATTCCTCACCGTCACCCCAGCCCACCACCTCAACCTCGATCCGATCCCCCTGAACATCCGCGCCGGCAGTCAGCAGGCACGCGCCCATCGGAACGTCCGCCCCGAACGGTTCACGGCGCGAGTACAGCGCGTCCGCATCCAACGGCAGCGCTGTTTCGTCCCGCCACGTTTCGCCCAGCACGCAATTGACGAAAACTTGAAGCGTCTCGCGGGTCTTGCGCGCTTCCAAAAACTCCGCCGCCAAGTCGGCCCAGGCCGGCCAGCCTACAGGGGAGTACAGCGCGCTGATGTGGTAGCCGCGGGTCTTGCCGTCGCCGGCCGCCGTGGCTCTCCATTCGCCGTGGGCGAGCATCTCGGTCTTGTGCCAGTTCTCGATGAGCGCCTCGCAGCCCTCGCAGCGATACCGTGCCGTCTCCGGCTTGTCTGTCTCCCACGTCACACCAGCCCACGTGAGCACCTGGTAGTGGCCACAGCGCGGACAGGGGACGAAGTAGCGCCGCTGATCGCTGATCTTGTACAAGCTCTCGATGCGGCTCAATCCCTCAATCGTCGGCGTGCTCACCGCAAGAATCTTCCGCTGCGATCCGAACGCCACAGTGCGCTTGCACGCCAACGTGAACGGATCGCCCTCGTTATCGGCGTCCGCCGGCCAGCCGTCCAACTCGTCGCACAGGACGTACTTCGCCGGCAGACTCCGCAATCCAACGGCGGAATTCGCGCCCGTCAGGATGAGCACGCCGCCGTCGAATTCCTTCATCAGGATCGTGTTGCCAGAATCGCGGGAACGTGGGTCTTTCACCCGCCCGCGCAATGCCGGCGTGGTCTCAATCAGCTCGTCCAACCGTTGCTTGGAAAACCGTTTCGCCATCTCGACGGAGGGTTGCACCAGCAGAATAGGCGCGGGTGCATAGCGCACGAGGAAGCCGCACACGTTCAAGATAACTTCCGTTCCGCCGGTTTGCGCGCATTTGACGAGTACAACCCGCTCGCAGGGCGATGACGGCGTGAGGCTGTCCATGATTTCTCGCAAGAATGGCGTGCGGTCTGTTCGCCACGGCCCCGGCTCGGGTGACGTGTTACCCAGCATGCGGTGTGCGTCGGCCCACTGGCTTACGGTAAGCCGCGGAGCGGGTAGGATGGCTTGCGATGCCTCCCGCCAAACTTGCAGCGTCCTAGAGGCTGTTAGCAGCGTCGGCATGGATTCCTCGGAGACAGTCTTCCAGTTCATCGCGGAGGATGTTCCGCACGTCCACCTCGGGACGGTTCGCCAGGCGCGCCGCCAGCCGGTCGGGCAGCATCAGCACGCGGTCTTTCAGAGCGCCCAAGCGTTCCGCCCATACCTTGCGGACATCGACCGCGGGAAGTAGGTCACCGCGCTTTTGATCGCGTTCCATTTCGCGGATTTGCGCCATTGCCACCTTGCGGCGCCGCTCTGCTTCCGTCGCGCTGATCTTGGCTTGCTGATCGGCTTTTGAGAGGTTTGGCATAGAATTTGAACTCGGAAAAAATGCCGTCGTGAGTGGGTCGAAAGGCGAGGAAGAAAGACCCACCAGGGAGACGGCTCGGCTAGGAAAGATTCATCTAGCCCCCCATTCAGGGACAAGCGCCGCGGACGGAGGGACGGGCGGCGCGTCCTTGAAACCGTTAAGCCTGCTTCGTGGCGACACCCGCATAATCGGTAACCACGTAGTCCACCCCATCGGAGTAAACCTCGATGTAATTCCCGATGACGCCGGCGATCTGAGCGTACTTATCCACCACGCCAGAGCCATGAAGATAAATCTTGTCGCCGGAAGCCGGAACGAACTGAATCGTCTGCGCCGCCGTCACGGCCGCGCGGACAGCGCAACCCGCTACCGTGGAAGCCGCGGGAAGCGTGAGAGTGATTCCCGCGCCCGCGCCCGTATTCGTTTGAATCTTGCCGAAGTTCGCCGCCGTCAAGGTGGCGTTGGCTGCATTTGCTTCTACGGTGGCCTTAGCCGAAACGCGAAGAAGCGCCGGATAGTCATAACCCATTGGCATTTTGAAAATCTCCTTCTGCCGCTATAGCCCGCGGCTGGTCTGAATTGTGAATGTCTTGGTTTGCGGAGACAGCTTGGCTATCTCCGCTGAAACCCGCTGAAGCGCCGCTTCCAGGTCCGCTTGCGGACGGTGCGTAACGCTCCGGTCGCCCTCGGTGACGGTTTGATGCCCGCCCATCTTGGTCAGAATCGCGTCCCGCTGTGCATGTAGCTGCTCAAGCGTGAGAGCCATGATTACGCCCCCGGATTCTTATAACCGCCGCGGCTGTCAATCGCGCCCGCGCCCACGTGCCACACGACGCGAATCTCTGTTCCGAGAGTGTCGAAGCCCTGCCGGGTCTCGACCTGCGGACCTTCGTAACCGCTCAACTCCGCATACTCGAAAACGGGTGCTTCGTCGCTCGATGCAAACAGATACCAGCCCGCGTGGGTGGCGATATCGAAATGGGGAACCACGATGGGAACCAAACCCCGCGCCGCCGTCTCCGCGCCAGATGAACTGGTCGGATACAACGTTGCCAGCAGCTTGTTAACAGCTTCCTCAATCGTCGCCCGGATCACCAGAAACTTTGGTGTCATTTCGATGGGGTTGCCGGCCAAGTCGGTTTGCAGTCGCATCGCGAGTTTCGCCGCGCCCAGGGTGGTATCGGAAGGCGCGGCCCCCGCCCCCGCCAGGTTGTCGTGGTCTGCATGGAACACGGCCTTCGTGTCGGTCAGCGTGGGGTTCGCGATGATCGTATTGGCCAGGAACCCGGCAAACCATCCGCGCGCCCCGCGGCTCATCTTGGCTGACAGGTCCTGAAGCGCGCCCATATCGTCATTCACCAAAGCTTGAAAGCTTACAGTGAAGCCGCGCGCGTAACTGTCAATCGAGTAACTCGCCAGTTCCTTGTCAGTGATCGTGCCGTAAGTCAACTGCGCGCCCTCGCTCATCTTGAGAAGCGCCGGGCCGGCGCTGATTTCGAGGACGTGCCGTGCGCGGAAGTCTGCGAGCGTCACGCGCTTGAACACCTGCGCCAGCGGGGTCGGACTGGTGCGCAGAGACAACAGCGACTTGTTGAACACTTCGCCCAGGACGTGAGAGAAATCCGCCGTACTGTGCATCGCGCGGGTAATCAACTCGGCTCCGCTCCCCAGCGTGTTCAGTCCGCGGTGCTGCAACACCTCGCGGGCGATATCCGCGATGCGATGGTAGGCATAAGCCCGCCCCGCTTCCGGCGTGTGAGACGGGTTCATCCGGCTGTACAGCCCGTCTGCCAGTCGGGTCACCAGCCCGTCGCCGGCATCGCGGGTCACCACCGCGGGCGCCCGGTTGTCGATAGCGGGAATGCTGTTTGCCGCCTCTCGAATAATCGCGGTGCGGGCATCGTCGATACTCACGCCACGCTGAATAAGGTCATCCGCAAAGGTCGTCTGCACGCCAACGGCGGTAGCGATCCCCCGGATTTGAGTTTGCATTGATTCGTCCATAGTCACCTCTCTGCTTCGTGTTCTTGCTGCCGGGTCTGCCGCCAGCGGAGTGAAAGAAATTTCCTTCGGCGTCCAGCGGATCGCCGTCTTGACGCGGACCCCATCGGCCCGTTTCTGTGTCTGCCAGGTTTGCACGGTGTAACCCGCACTCACGCTGCGAATAATCCCCTGCTCTATGTCGCGAACGATGCCCTGCACCTCGGCTCGCTCGCTGAACTGCACCGTTGCGACGCCGCGATTTCCGTCCACGCTGGCATCGGTCACGACGCCCAAGACGGCGCGCACGCTGGTAAAGCGGTCGTGGTTGTCGAGCACGGGCCCGCCGATCAACTGGGAAAGCTCCACGGCCCCCGGTTCCAGGCTCAACCGCTCGATGTACGGCCCCTCGAAGTCGCTGCGCTGAACGTCCGCGCCCGTGCTGAAAACCACTTGCACGGTGCGCTTGTCGGCGTTGTAGGTGCTCGGCTCAAAGCTCGCGTTTCTCGTAAGTAGGTCTGCCACAATATTTCTCCAGTGTGTTGATAAGGTCTTCAATGTCGCCTTCGGGTTCCGGTATCCGGCGGAAGCAGTCCAGGGCCCCGCGGAGCAAATAGAAGCCCTTGCCCTTTATCTGTCTCGCAGTGAGTTCCGGACGCACCCGCGGAACGCTCACTTCCGGCGGAATTAGCGGGTAACTGAATTCCATGATGTTTCTTTCCTCTTTTCATCAAGTAGTCGAACCACTCCGCCGCCTCACGCCGTTGCCGCGGTGTCATTGGCTTGCCCCTGTTGAGTGACCTTGCGCGGGTCTGAGTCGTAAACGTTGCCCAACTGATCGGCGCGCAGGTTGTCCGCCGCAATCTCGGAATCGAGCATCTCGGCATCAAGGCCCGTCAGCGAGACGGCTTCAGATCGGCTCATTAGCCCGGCCCGAATCCGCTGAATGATCGCTCGCACCTCCGCGCCGGCGTCAAGCATTTCAGGAAGCGGTGCGATCCATCGCACGTCGGAGTAGTCGCCCTCAGGCAGCACTCCCGCGGCCACCGCGAACCGCGTCCATGCGGCCCAAATTGGCCGGCAAAGCTGGAACACCATCAGGTGATGCTGGATGCTCTCCAACTGACGGCGGAACTCCAGCAGGGCATGACGGCCGGATGCGAACGTCACCTGCGAAACATCGCCGCTCAACAGTTCGTAGGGGATGCCCAGCGCCGAAGCGATAGCCCTCAACTGCTGCCGCACGAACGGCTCATAGCTCTGCCCGACGTCGGGAGGCTCGCTGAAGTCCACCGTCTCGCCTGCGGCCAGGCGAACCATACTGCCAGGTTCCAGGGTCGGCACGCCCGTTTCGGGTCTTAGTGGATTCGAACCGTCTTGAGTCTGCACGTAGCCGCAGTACAGCGCGCTGATTTTCTGCCGCACCAGCGCGGCTTCGGTGAACTCCTGCAACTCCCGCAACGGAACCAGCGCGGGCGCCAGCCAGGAGATGCCCCGCTCTACGCCCGGTTGAATGGGCGCGTACAGGTGAATCACCTGATCGGCCGGAACACGGATGCTCTGCATGTTCGGCGCGTCGGCAGGATGCTTCGTGAACAGCCAGTAGGCCACCCGGCGCCCGGCCCCGTCGTACTCGATGCCGCTCAAGGTCTTCGAATCCACACGGCTGCTGTCCAGGTACTCACCCGCGAGCAACTGGACTTGCAGCGGTATGCGCTGATCGGGTTCCACCAGCAGCCGCACGAGGCACTCGCCGTCTACCATCGCGGTCCTCAGCGCCGCCTGTTGCACGCCGTAGACGTCGTAGCGCCCGGTGAAGTCGGCCGCGTCGGTCCAGCGCAACCATTCCGCCTGAACCCGCTGCTTCCAATCGACGGCGGCGACCCGCACTTGCGGCTTGATGCCGGCCCCCACGGCGCCCACGACGACGGTATCCACGGCCCGGCGTGCCCACGAGACGTTGCGGTAAGAGTCGCGCGCCCGTTCTTTCACTAGCGGCGCCGGAAGCGTGCTGCTGAAGTTTGTGGACGGCGCGCTCCAGCCCGACAACCGGCCAGCGCCGCTTGCATCCCAAACGGCGGACCGCTGGCGCACCTCTCCCGCCCGGCCAGTCAGCCGGTCCCAAAATCCTCGAATGTTCATGATTTCCTCTACCCTTGAATTTCGTGGTCAGTCGCTAGCGAAATGGTGCAAGGTTCCTACCCGCCCGCTTCGACCTCAAAAGATCGTTTGACGGGTGGGGCATGTAGGGTATGCATGGTTATGTATGGTTTTCCGGAAGATTCTC